ACAGAAAACAACAAGAAAGGCGAGGAAGTAATTCTTCGCCTTTTAACAAGGAGTAAGAATGAACACGATATTACAAAAAGTTAAACTCGCCTTGCGTATCGTGACCGATGCCTTTGATAGTGAAATCCAAGATTTGATCAAAGCCTGTCTGCTAGATTTGAAGATTGCCGGAGTAAACGAGTACACAATAGAAAACGTTACCGATCCGTTAATCATTAGAGCCATCTGCACATACTGTAAATACCATTTCGGTGATGCCGATGGTGCAGAAAAAAGCGACAGAATTAAATCGAGTTACGATGAACAAAAGGCACAGTTAGGTATGGCAACAGGCTATACAAATTGGGGTAACAATGAATAGATCGGAGTTAGCCTATTTGGTAGTCGAGTCTTATACAAAGAACGAGTACGGTGCAATGGATAAAACCACAACAAGGCATCCTGTCTATGTGAATGTCACTTCGGTAACTTCACAAGAGTGGTTTGAAGGTGGTAGGAATGGACTGAATCCTCAATACAGATTCACGATGTTCCAATTTGATTACACAGGTGAAAAGATTATCGAGTACAACAATAAACAATACACGATATATCGCACCTACAATCGTTCTGTTGATGAGATCGAACTATACACCGAGTTAAAAAAAGGCAATGAGTAGATCAAGAAGAGTCGGTGTTCTTGATGTTTCCAAAGCAATTACGGCAGTTTTTGTGAAGTATGGGCAAGAAGTGAATGAGGTCATCGATGCATCTTTGAAAGAAGTGGCTAGAGAATCCGTTGAGGATTTAAAAGCCGTAACATCATGGCATTATTCACACCCTAATAGTGAATACTCCAAAGATTGGACATGGACTATTGAACCAAGGAAAAGGTTATCGAGATCGCTAGTGGTCTATAACGTAGATCATTATCAATTAACGCACCTATTGGAAAGTGGTCATGCGAAATACCTATGGGGTAAAGAAACAGGGCAGAACGTTCGTGCCTATCAGCACATCGAACCTGTGCGAGATAAAGCCGAGGAACATTTGGAACAGGCAGTAGTTAGAAGGATAGAGAACATAAACGCAAGTAACCTATAAAGGAGATTAAGATGACATTAAAAGACATACCAATCATGATCGAAAGTATAGGCTTACCATACACCTATGATTTCTTTCCCAATAACGAAGCACCTCAACTTCCATATATCGTATTCAATTATCCTTCAAGAGATGACTTCGGTGCAGATAACATCAACTATTCCAAAATCTCCATTTTGAATGTTGAACTATATACTGCATCGAAGGACTTCGATTTAGAGAAGAGAGTAGAAGCCGTTTTAGAAGAGAACGGCTTTTTTTATGAAAAGAACGAAGCATACATACGAAACGAAAACATCTATCAAGTTTCTTATGTCATGCAGTTTGTAATTAAGGAGAACTAAAATGGCGAATAAAATCAAATATGGTTTGACCAATGTCTATTTCGCACCTGTATCGGCAGATAATGGTGGAGTATTGACCTATGACACACCACAGAGAATTTTAGGTGGTGTCAGTTTGAGCCTGGAGGCACAGGGCGATACCAACACCTTCTATGCTGATAATATTGCGTTCTTTACATCTACGGCAAACAACGGCTATCAGGGTGACTTGGAAGTTGCTTTACTGCCTGATGCATTTAGAACGGCAATTTTAGGTGAAACACTTGATGCTACAAAAGGTTTCTATATCGAAAAGGCTAACAAACCTACTGTTGAGTTCGCTCTCTTATTCCAATTTGAGGGCGATGAGAACGCAACAAGACACTGCTTATACAGATGTGTTGCATCAAGACCTTCTGTAAATGGTAGCACCAAAGAAGAAAGCATCGAACCACAGACCGAATCCATCACGATTACGGCAATGCCGAGGATCAACGATGAATTAGTGAAATCTCGTTGCCCGGCTGATGCATCGGCTTACGCAAATTGGTTTACGGCAGTTACCGAACCATCAGCATAATCTAATATGGAGAAAATCATAAGCATAAATGGCAGAGAAGTCGGCTTTAAGGCTACTGCCACAACAGTTAAGAGATACAGAGAAAAGTTCAATAAAGACCTTTTCAAAGATATCCAAAACTTAATACCAAAGGTCAATGACCAATCTCTAGGAGCGAATGAATTAGAGTGTTTCATGAACATCGCCTACATAATGGCATGGCAGTATGACCATTCTATTCCTGAAGATCCTGATGAATGGCTTGACCAATTCGAGATGTTCGACATTTATATGATTCTTCCACAGATTATCGAACTGTGGGCATTGAATACTGAACAACTTGAGAAACCTAAAAAAAAAGTAGAGCAACAGAGCGACAGATGAGTGTCGCTCTGTTTCTTCTGCGTTGCACCGAGGTCGGTTTATCCATGAGTGATTTGGATGAATTAACAGTAGGTATGGTAAATGATATGTTCGTAGAGAAATCTAACGATAGTTACGATTGGAAAGAAATTGCTTCACAGGAAGATTTTGATAGATTTTAGGAGGTTTTATGGCTAGTAATAGGATAAAGGGCATCACCATTCAAATCGATGGCGATACATCAGGCTTAAACCTAGCATTAAGTAAAGTAGATTCTGCCTTAAAGAATACGCAGACATACTTAAAAGATGTAAACAAGCTCTTAAAACTTGACCCAAAAAATACCGAATTATTAACGCAAAAGCAACAACTCTTAAAGGATGCCGTAAACGAAACAGACTCAAGGCTTAAACAGTTAAGAGATCAGTACGCAAACATCAAGGCAGATACACCTGAAGAGTTAAAAGAAAAGCAAAATGCCCTTAACAGGGAAATCATTGAAACAGAACAGAAACTGAAGTCGGCAAAAGAAGCATTAAAAGACTTCGGTTCTGTCGGCAAGCAACAACTTCAAGCAGTAGGCGAACAGATGAAAGATGTTGGTGATAAATTCACCAATGTCGGTCAAGACTTGACTATGAAACTTACTGCTCCGTTGGTAGGTTTGGGAACGATTGGTGTTTCCTACAATGCCCAAATGGAACAGTACAGAACCATGTTCACTACGTTGACAGGTTCAGCAGAGGAAGCCGATAGGGTTATCCAACAGTTACAAGCCGATGCACAGAAGAGTCCTTTTGATTCTTCTGCTTTGATTCAGGCAAATCAGTATTTGATTTCTGCCGGAGTTAGTGCAGATGAAGCAAGGACAATGATAAACAGTTTGGGCGATGCCGTATCTGCCACAGGTGGTGGAAGTGCCGAGTTAGAGAGAATGGCACAGAACCTTCAGCAGATCAAGAACGTAGGAAAGGCATCCTCACAGGATATCAAACAGTTCGCAAATGCCGGAATTAACATTTACGGACTATTAGCCGAATCGACAGGCAAATCCATCGAACAGGTAAAAGAGATGGATGTCACATATGAGGAATTAACCAAAGCATTCCAAATGGCTTCTAGTGAAGGTGGCAAATACTACGGAGCAATGGAAGCACAAGGGCAGACCTTAAACGGATCGTTAAGTGCTACCAAAGAGTCAATACAGATGCTATTGGGTTCTATTATGGAATCTGCAATGCCTATAATCGTTCAGGTGCTTCAAAAGGTTCAGGAAGTAATAAATTATTTGATGAATCTCGATGATGGCACAAAACGGATTATTTTAATTGTCGGTGGACTTATAGCCATTCTAGGTCCGGCATTGATGATAATAGGCACGATCATTTCCACTATCGGCACACTTATCACATGGATCGGTGCGTTATTCTCACCGATTGGTTTAATCGTTGGTGCGATTGCCGGAGTTATCGCCATCGGTGTTGCGTTGTATAAGAATTGGGATGTTATCAAACAAAAAGGGTCGGAACTGTTAAGTTCTATCTCTAATACTTTTGAGAGAATCAAATCTGCAATCAGCGAAAAAATCAATTCTGCAAAAGAAGCCGTTCATAATGCTATTGAAAGAATCAAATCGTTCTTTAAGTTTGAGTGGAGTCTGCCGAAGCTGAAACTTCCACACATCTCTATTAGTGGGTCATTCAGTTTGATGCCACCAAGAGTTCCTCACTTCAGTATTGATTGGTATTCCAAGGCAATGAAGAACGGCATGATATTAAACAATCCTACCATCTTCGGCATGATGGATGGAAAAATGTTAGGTGGTGGCGAGAGTGGAAGTGAAACCATTGTCGGCACGAATAGTCTTATGAACATGATCGCCAAAGCTAGTAAAGGAACTACCATCAACATGACCATTAACGCACAAGACCAAAATGTCTATCAGTTGGCAGATGTTGTGATCGACAGATTAACGCAGAAAATGAATCGTGAAAGGTTGGTGTACAAATGAGAAAAAACGAAGTCTTAACATTCAACGGCATCAGCCTTTCTGACTATCAATGTTTCTATGATGGGTCACAGTTATGGCGAAAGCCTGAAAAGATGGTCGATTATTATTCTGTACCAGGGAAAAACGGAGATGTCCAAGTTTCCCAAGACAAATACTCAAATATAACTAGACCATTTGAGTGCCACATTAGAAAAGATTGGAACAAGAATTACAATTCTCTAATCAATGAACTGTCAGCCGTTAATGGTTACGCAAGATTTGAAACAACAGAAGAACCGGAAGTGTTCATGATGGCTTCGTTTGAGAGCCAAATAGAGCCTTCTATGTGGCAGTTTAACGATAGAGGAACATTTACTTTAAACTTTAATTTCAAGCCACAGAAATGGCTTAAAATGGGTGAGAACGCAATTGAGATAAACAACACCAAGTCCTTGATCAATCCAACCAATTTCGATGCTTTCCCACTCATTGAAGTTGTGGGAACAGGAAGCATCACCATCAATTCAAGTGTGTTGACCTTGTCGGCAAATACCTCGACAACCTTTATTGACTGCGAGATCCAAGATGCCTACGAAGGTACAATCAATCGCAATGGAGATCTAACCATTCAAGGTGGCTTTCCTGTTCTCACACAAGAGAACACGATCACAGTAAGTGGTTTTTCCTCATGTAAACTTTATCCTCGTTGGTGGAGATTATAATCATGAAAATACTCGATAATACAAAGTCTTTATCAACACTTGTTAGTGATACATCTAATGGTCTAGGACAGATTCAACCATTAACTTGTACAGTTACCGAAGAACTAAACGGAATTTATGAGTTAGACTTTACTGTTAATGTAAACGATAAACACTACAATGATTTAAAAAACAGTGGTTTAGTTAAGGTAACAGTAGGCGATGGGTCGGAGCAGATTTTTAGAATTTACAAAATCGATGAACCTATCAACATGATTAGTTCGGTTCATTGCCAACACATTACTTATGATTTAAGTAAGGTAGTAGTCAAGCCTTTTACTGCGACAGGTGCGGTCAACATCAAGAACCAACTTGTAAGTAATATGCTAGGTTCTTATCCATTCTCTACATGGACAGACATCACCAATACTACAAGTACGTTCACCAACGATATTCCAAGATACTTTAGAGAATGTTTAGGTGGCTACGAAGGTTCTGTATTAGATGTATTAAGACCTGAATACGAATGGGACAATTTAACAGTAAAACTTCATGCGAGAAGAGGTGCAGACAACGGAGTTAGAATTTCTTACGGCAAAAATCTAATAGACTACTCGCAAGAACAGAACAATGAAAATGTCTATGATGGTGTTTATGGTTACGCAGTTGTCGATGAAGTTACATACAAAGCTGATTCCTACTACAATAAGACAGGTGCGACCTATCCAAGAATACTAAACGTAGATTTCTCTAGCGACTATGAGAGTGGGCAAGTACCGACTGCAAGTGAGTTACTGCAGAAAGCAACCACTTATGCCCAAAATAACTCTATTGAAGTACCGAGTATAAACATAAAGATTGACTTCATTCCACTTTGGCAGACCGAAGAATACAAGAATATCTTGCCTTTAGAGAGAGTAAGTCTAGGTGATACTGTCCATGTTTACTTTGATAAATTGAATGTCGAAGCATCTTCTAGGGTTATTAAGACTCAATGGAACGTATTAACCAACAAGTATGACAGTATAGAGTTAGGTGATGCCAAGGCTAATTTAAATACGATTATTAGTGATTCAGTAAGTACGGCAGTAGATGAAGCAGTAAGCGATTTAGATATCGATGTCGGTTGGTTAGATACCAAAGCCGAAAATATGTTCAAACTTATTGCGAATGGTGTAGGGTTACACATCACAAAGGATAGTGCCGGAAGAATCATCTTACATAACGAAGAAGACATTTCTCAATCCAAATACCAATACATGATAACTGCCCAAGGTTTCATGATGAGTGATGACTATGGTCAAGAGGGTTCATGGCGAAGTGGTTGGACTACAAGTGGCGATGCCTATATGAATTCGTTAAGCACGATCACATTAAGGGCATTGGATATTTATGGTGCAACGATCAATGGTACAGTTATCAACTTTGGCGATTTAGCAGACAAGTATATTACTGCTAAAACCTACAACAATTCAAGCGATGTTCCTCAAGGCATTACGTTTGATGGAAGTGGAACTATAAGGTTGCAACCACAAGAGCAGTTTTTGGTTAGGAATAAGGCAGTAGGAAGCAATTATGCCTACAATACCTTTTCCATGAGCAACACAACAAGCGATACGAATCAAGGTTATATTACTTTGATTAACTACGATGATTTGCATGGCTACAAAACTGCGAATTGGCTTTATTTCTATTCACATTATGGAACAACATCCTCAAACCAAATCGGTATTTCAAATTATGAAACATCAACAGGCACAGGATATCTTTCAAACTCGTTTTCAATGTCGGCAAGTACAACCAACAAGTCCATCAATCTTATTAACCGAAAAGTAGGTGGAACAACTACGGCAACAACATTTGCTCTGTCGGCAACCGCAACACAAAATCAATTGTACATATACAATTATCATTTCACTTTGGACAAATCCGTAAATCAGTTTTTAATGACTGCAAAAAGTGCTGAAGCGACAGTAGAAATAAAGAACTATGATTTTGCCGATGGCAATAACAAGGCGAACAACATGGTATTCACCACAACTGCAACAGACAACAAGGTAGAACTGTATAACTATTCCGTTGGGTCGGAGCAAATCAAAAATATGCTGAAAATGGAAGGAAGTACGGCTACATATTGGTCAGGCAACGATAATCGTGTTTGGTCTGCCGGAGCAGTAAGAATTTCTGCTAACGTAACATCAAATGGTGGTAACAATGGAGCAGGTCAGGATGTTCATATTACAGGCAAAACACTTCATGTTTATTACGATGACAAAATATCATTCCATAGAAACGGAGCAAGATACAATCTAAACTTCAATTCAGGTGGATCAGTTACTTGGTCATCATAAAGGAGAATCTATGAAAACATCACAAGCAGAAAACTTACTTATCAATCTCGATTCATTACAGGAATGTAAAGGTTCAATCGGCTTTAAGATTGCCTACAACATCCGCAAGTTAAGTGATGAATTGAGAGAGTATGTTCAATTCAAACAAGAGTTATTCAAGAAGTACGGAGAAGAGAACGATGGGCAATTGATGATTAACAGAGAGAGTCCAAACTTCTCTTCTTTTGTTAAGGAATTAAACGAACTTGACCAAGAAATAGAAATCCCACTAATGAAATTCAACGAGAAAGATTTAGTGGAAAGTGGACTTACGGCAAAAGAAATGGCAAAAGTGTGGGAGATAGTCGAATGAAAGTTAATATGACACCGAATCCTTTGGATGTAGTGACGATCCATGCATCACAAGGTGATACCGAAGCAAGACAATGGGAATTTGAGTTACATAATAACGGTGAACTGATCGATACAAGCGAAGTAACGGAACAGATGTTCTTTAAGGCTTATAAAGGTGGAACGGAACAGATTTTACCTGAAAACACAAGCACACCGACAACATCGCCATTTTTAGGTGATATTCGTTATCCTCAAGGGTTACTGACAGACCAAGAATTCTTATATCGTGAAAGTCCTACTGAAGAAGATGGATTGGCGAAGATTGCTGATGTTAAAGGGAATACGTTAGTATGGAATCAGTTGGTAAATAATGGCAATTTTGCGAGTACAAGTGGATGGAAAGGTTATGGTGCAAATGACACAACATTAACAGCATCAAATAATGAATTGACAGTAAAAGCAGTTAATGGTGGTTTGAATCCATATCTGTATGATGTGTTTCAGGAAAATGTTGTTACAAAAGCAAATCACAAATGTATTGCAACTGCTGAAGTATATACAACATCAGAAAAAGTGTTTAACATTGTATGGGCAAGAACACATTCATCAGCAAATGTAAGAACTCAAGCAAATGCATGGACAAAACTGGTGGAAATATATACACCGACAACAACAGAAACAGCTGCATTTATCATTCATAATAATTCGCAATTTACTACCGATGAAACGTATAAAGTCCGTAATGTAATGCTGATAGACCTTACTCAAATGGGTCTAGACATCTCATCACCTAGTGACTTTACCTCACTCTTTCCTCTTTCCTATTATTCCTACAATCAAGGTTCTCTCTTATCCTTTATGGGTAATGGGATAAAGACAGTAGGGAAGAACCTTCTTAAACTCGCTGATAAAAGTGGAACGTATAACGGCATTACTTATTCTTGTGTTGATAACGTAATAACATTTAAAGGAACTGCAAGCGGAACATCTGTTATAGACTTTTCCATTGATGGTGGTTTTTTACGTTTATATCCTCGTTTCCAATACACAAAAAGCTTGAGCCCAACAGGAACATATAGCAATGTGCAAACATCGTTAAGAGGGCAGAATGCCGATTTCGTTAACGTTGGTTTTTGGACAAACAATGCAAATCCTTCGACAATGAGCAATTTGGATGCCGATGCTTACTATTTTAGGGTTCAAATAAATAGTGGTGTTTCGGTTGATTGCACTTTGTCTGTCCAATTAGAAATTGGTAATGTTGCTACATCTTATGAGCCTTACACCTCATCTACCTTATCCTTACCTATATCTACATATTTCCCTACAGGAATGAAGAGCATAGATACTGTTTATGATGAATGGACGCCAATTAAGGCATTAAGAAAAGTTGGATCAATCACTATTGATGGAAACTCGCCAATAAACAATAACGGAACAGCGGCGAACTCATCGAACTTCATCATAACGGTAACGGACAAGGCAAACGGACAGTACAACATAAAATCCAATCTCTTTGAAGTAGGCAACACAGTATCACCATATAAGATGATTGGAAGAGCATCTTCTAAATATGTCGAATTTGCATTGCCGGTTTCTGTTCCTCAAACTGTTGCAGATGGACAAGCATGGTTTGCTCAACATCCAACCACTCTCTATTATGAATTAGAAACACCAACAGAAACCTCATTCACTACTGCATCATTAGTCACGGAGAATGCCGAAATTCCATTGTCTAATAATGATGGTGTTTTAATAGGTAAATGTACCGAACAGTTAAGCGAGAATCCTGGTTTCATCGATGCCAAGATAAAACTAAGTGATAGTGATGGCGAATGCTACTCAAATAAACTTCAGCTTCATGTTGAAAGGAGTCCACAATGATTGTTAATACATATAATCTTAATATGATTCCTGACCGAGTCTTACCATTAGTATTGGTTTCACAATACGATTCTGCTAGAAGAATCGTTTTTAATTTGTTCAATGGAACAGAAGAATATCAACCGACATCTGCGAAAGTCCTAATTGGAACGAATCAGTACGAAGGACAAGTAAGTGGAAACACAGTTGCCTTCAATGTGCCGAGTTCATTAACCCAAGAAGCACAATACTTATTCGGTGAGATTGTCGCAACGGATTCCAACGGCAAAATGGGTTCATTAAACTTCAAATTTAAGGTCGATAGCACTCCGTTAGAAGTAACCCAAACAAATACACTTTCTATGGCGAAACCTTTGTCAAACGGCTTAAAAACGGCTTTAGATTTGAAAATAGAGCCTACGGAAGAGCAAAAGTATGAACCGATAGAAGAGCCTATCGAAGAGCCTACTGAAGAAGAAGAACCTGTCGAAGAAGAGCCAACCGAACCGATTGAGGAAGAAGCAGAGCCAATAGAAGAAACCGAGGAAGAAACCGAAGAACCGATAGAGGAGAACGAAGATGAATAAACAACTGATCGCATTCTTTACAGAAGAAGAATCATTCTTCCGTTACGTTTTGGTCATCATTGGGATTTACTTTGCACAGACTTTTTTCAAAGTGAGTGCTTGTAGAAGACAAGGGAACTTCAGCTTCAATGAATTGGTAAATGGAATGGTTGACCACTTTATCTACTTTGTTGGTATTGTGATTTTCTTCTTTGCCGGAACGTTAATCCCTAACGAGAACATCATTACTTTCGCTGACAAGAGTTACAACATTACGGATGCTTTGACTTTATTGGCTTACATTTTGATGGCAAGACAGGCTTATAAGTGTTTCCAAAACATTCAAGAGAAGTTTGCAGTAAGCGATGATGATATCCCTAGAACCAAGACAGATGTAACAGAACTTAATGATTACGGAATGAGAGGTTGATATGAAATATTCAATAAATGGCCTTTCTTACAACGGAAAATACAGAGAGCAATGTTGGGATATAAAATTAAATCCAAATGCCGACATTGAGAACGGATTGGCGAACTGTACAACGGCAGTATATGCCTTTTGTTTAATCGAAGGTGACCCAATCCCTGTATCGAGAATTGTATCGGCAAACAGATGGCATGAGGTTCTAATCAACGATTGGACTTATATCCCTTATGATCCAAACGAAGTAGAAGTAGGCGATATTATTGAGTGGGTGCAAGGATGCCATGTCGCAAAAGTGGGTGATATCGTAGATGGCAAACCTTACATAAATGGTTCATACTACACAGGTGAACATGGTGTATCTGTCTACAATAAGAAATACGATACAAGACCATGGAAAAACTGCGAGGATATGTGCAATTTCTTTATTGCAAATTATCCTGAACGTTTCTATCACTATTGGAGTTTGGAAAAAGAATCTTCAATGTGTGGGTCATCGCCTGAATACATTTTAAAGCGTCCTAAAACGATTTTGCCTGTTGCCGAAGATTCATCCGTAAATCAAGTAGAAACAACGGACAACACATTAAGAATCCGTTTAGGAGCGAATCTTGATAGCAAGATTGTTGGTCATGTCAAAATAGGGTTCTATAATGTTTTGTCTATCGTTGAAGCAACGGAAGAAGATAAATTGAGAGAACCTCAATTAAAGTGTTGGTATGAAATAGCCAAAGGTAAATATATTGCCAATGTGACTACTATTTATCATGAAGCAATGGATGACCCAATCAAACAGATCGAAAGGTATTTCGATGGACTAAAGAAAACCATTGTTGCTCTTGGAAATGAAAATAAAGAAATGAGAGCCGACATGGAAAAGATAAATGAAATAGTTAAAAGGTGGAGCATATGAGTGAAACAATTTTAGCCGTATTTGGAGCAGTTTTAGGAAGTGGACTTATTCAATTCCTAATCACTCGCCATGATAATAACAAATCTAATCCAATCGAACAGAAAATCGATAAAATTCTTGAGGAACAGAAGAAGAGCGAGAAAGACAATCTACGGACTCAACTGTTAGTCATGATGAACTTAATGAGCGATAACAAAGAAGAAATCATGACCTGTGCAGAAAGGTATTTTAAGGAATTAAAGGGTGATTGGTTCTATTCCTCATTATTCAAGAAATGGCTCAAGGATAACAATGTAGAACCACCGATTTGGTTTATCGAAAAGTAGTATAATTGTAGTGAAAGGAGAATGAGCATTCTTCTTTTGCCAGTAAGCAGAGTAACATCTGCTTTTTATTTTGGAGTGATCGCAAGTGCGACGTCGGCTTGTGATTTTTCTCCTGTTTATTGGGATGCTTCGGCATCCC